AGGTCACCCATCGCAGTTCCATTTGATACGTTAGCAGTTGTTACCTCCATACCGTGCTCAAGGCCAGCAAAGAAATAAGAACCATTACGTGAACGAACAACAACGTGAGGACGTCCGTAAGCCAAAAGCTTAGCAGTTTTATGCGTAGCAATATCTTGGTTTTTCAAAGTGAAAGTCAAAGTTTGCTCAACAAATGTAGTTCCATTATCACGTGAAGAGTTAATAACTTGATCAAAAGAGTTTGTACCCTTAAGTTCAAATTTGTAAAGTGTGGTAACACCGGCAACTGAATCAATTACATCAGTGTTTGTACCATCGTAAGTAATACCAGAGTAATCTCCGTAATTAACAAAATAGATAGCATCAATACCACCCACTGCTGTCTTACATACCTCAAGTCTACCGTTAGCTAAATCGCAGCTCATATCTTAAAAATTTTTAAAGTTTATAAAAAAGGGAGGGAAGTTTTTTACCGCCCTCCCCAGTTATTTAGGTTAATTAAGATTAGTTAGCAGAGTTTGTGATTCCGTAAGTAACCATATCTTCAGCAAAACCGTATTTAGCATCTGCGGTGAAACGCATAATTACTCTGACGTTCTCAGATCCGTCAAGGTCGGCCATATCTAACACCTTAACAAGGTTCATATCGTTTAAGATACCTGTCGCAAAGTGAAGGTTTGAAGATGGAGTAGCGATAGCTGTGTTAGCAGCCATACCGTTAGCCATAAATACAGGAATACCATCAAAGAATACATCACCAAGAACTTGGTTTGTACCTTGATTGTTATAACCATTAGCACCAACACCAGAAGCAGCAAAACCACCTAAAGCACGTACATAAGCTTTGTAGATGTTTTGTGAAACGTAAAGTTTAAGATCTGGGTGACCGTAAAGGCGAGCAGGAATAGCATCAACCAATTTACCAAGCTCAGTGATAGCGTTAGCAGCAGTTACCGTAGTTCCCGCTACTTCTTGAGCAGATGGCAAAGCAGCATCAGCAGCAATTTGAGTAGAGATACCATCGAACTGACCAGCAGTAGCGTTAGCACCAACCCAGATTGTAGATTCCATATTTGAAGCAACTTTCTCAGAAACGTGTCCGATCAAGAAGTCAACAAATGACTTAGGCATAACATCGAATGCAGAGTAACCCATTTCAGCCGCCTGCCAAGTCGAATGAAAGTCTTTTTTACAAAGTTGTAAGTTTACTTGGAACTCTTCCGGTTGCAAGATACGCTCAGTAAGTGTTACAGTTGACGTTGCATCGAAGTCACAAGTTGCGTTCTTGATGATGTCGTTTGTACCAACTTTTTGAATTACTTGCTTGTACTTAACGTTCGGGTGGATAGTAAATCCGCCTTTCTCCAAAGTTGGAGCAGATAACAATGCAGCAGCGATATATTTTCCGCTAAATTCGCCAGCATATGTTGTAGTGATTGAAGTGGTAGTAGCCATTTCTTAAAATTTAATTTAGTTAATTATTTGTTTAGTTTTTCAAAGATTGAATCCATAGTCGTGCGTGCCTTTTTTGGAGTTAATTTGAATAACTCAACAGGTTGTGCGTTTTCTGGATTATGTAAAATTGGTTTTGGCTCAGCTTCAACAGCAGCTAACTCAACCGGTGCTTCTTCTTCTTTTGCTTCCTCAGTTGGTTGTGCAGATAGTTTTGCCAATTCAGCTTTCAATGTTTCGTTTTCTTTTTGTAAAGCTTCCATTTCTTTAAAATGAGATTCTTTTACAATAGATTCAATGATCTTTTTTGCAGTTGGTGCAGCTTCAGCGGCCATTTCTTCTTCAACAGATACTTCTGCTTCTGGTTGCTCAACTTCAACTTCAACTTCTGGCTCAGCAGCTTCACGAACATCAGCAATAATACCTTCTTCAATTACAACAAGAATACGCATATCCTCCAATTCGTAATCTCCAACAGGCAAAGGAATTTTTTGCTCATCTTCTGTTACAATAAACACTTCGTTACCAGCTTCAAAAGCATCAGCTTCCAAAACAGATACACCATCAGTTAATTTCATTTGTTCTAACTTAACTTCCAATCCAAGAAGCGTGCGAACTTTGTTTAAAATCTTGTTTTCGTTCATTTTTTAGCTTTTATACGTCTTTAACTATACTTGTTATATTCTGTTGCGTTTTTATCCGTTTACGCCTGTAATCGTTCTTGCTGTATTGGTGTTTGTAATGGTACTGGATCCTTGCTGAACCAAAGCACCTACGCCTTGATTTTGTAGATCTCCATTGCAACAATCTTTTGAATATTTACCATCATCGCATAAGCATCCACGTTTCCCACCTCTTGGGCTTGACTTGCTTGGTGTCTTTTTCATATTACTTAAGAAGTTCTTTAAGTTGGTTAATAATCTCCTCATTCTTGTTTTGTTTTAGCGACATTTCGTATTTATCAGCAAAGTAACCTTCAATAGAAAATCCTTTAACTTCTCCGGCCTTTACTCGCTTCCAAATATCATCGTTGTTTACTTTCATTGAAATCATCCAAGTTCCTTTAGGTAAATCAAAACCATATAACTTAGATTTGTCAGTTTTAGGATCATCAATTATCCAGCTTTCAACTACTGACATTCCATCAATTTCTTTAGCGTGTTCTAACGTAGCATTGTTCTGATTAGATCTCATTAAGAATAACTCAGATGCCTTACGTACTGTATCTTCAGAAAAGAATATTTCCCACTCTCGTTTCGTCTTTTCATCGTTACGGTAAATCTTTTTATTAGGCGTTAATGCTGGGCCCATCAAAATGCGTTTCTCTTGATCAACTTCTTTGAGTTGTACTTGCTGCTTATTTAAAGCAATAAAGTTTTCCTCAATAGCAGGATATTCAACAACGCTTACCGCTTCGATGCCGTGCTGAGGATCTTTCTCATCAATGATTAATTCTATTAAATCCATATTCCCTAAACTTAAAATGGTTTATAATGTTGCGTTTTCTATTCTGTTGCGGTCTAACGCTTGAGCAGTAGTTACGCTTCCAGAAACAACGTAAGCCTGTACAGGAGTTTGTTGTAATTGCGCTAATTGGTTTACTCCAGAGTTGCCTACTATGTTAAAGCTTGGTGCTTGAGTTTGAGCAGTAGCTCCACTAAAAGAGTTGCTGATTCCACCTCCGCCGCCGCCTGAGTTATTAGGTGTTGGTACTGCTCTGATTGCTTGAATGTTTTTAATACCAGCGGCAATAGCAATACCGGCATTAATAGGAGCTAATACAGGCCCAACTATTGGAATACCTACCGTTGCTTGATATGCTTTCTGAGCAGATAAGAATGTGTCAATAGTAGCTTGAGCAATAGCGGCTGCTTTTCCTGCTGCGGTTTGTTCTCCAAATAAATTAGCTATCTGGCCAAATGTATCGGATAATGCTTGCGCTGCTTCTAAGCGATCTTGTTTCTTTTGTTCATCTAATGCCTTTAACCATTGTGCGTGAGCATACTCAGCATCTTGTTGGGCCGATAAACCAGCATTTTGGGCATCTAAGATTTGTTGTTGTAAATCTTTTTCAGCTTGTATCTCTGCTTCTATTCGTGCTTGATTAGCATTTAAAGCTTCTTTATCAATGATATCCATTTCCAAAACGGATTCATCAAACGCCTTAACACTACCGTCAAATATTTCTTTATCTTCTTTAGCTGCTTTTTCTTTTTGTTGTTTACGTTCTTGGATTCTTTGATATGTAATATCAGCTTCTTTTTCATCTAATGTTAAACGAGCATCAGTCAATTTACGTGATGATTCTAACCAAGCTGCTTCGGCTGCTTCAAATTCCTTAGTGCTTCCGGATTTTGATCTTTGTAAATATATTTTACGTAAAGCTTTTTCTTCTTCTTCTAAAGTTTGTATGCGATCCTTTGCACCATCTCTTTGTATTCTATTTAACTCGGCTTCAGAAGCACCACGTTTTTTTGCATTTATAAGCTCTCTACGTACACGATCATCAATAGTTTGACTTACTGTTTCAGTTAGATTCTTTTGGCGTTCTAATTCATTATTTGTTTTTTCTAACTGATCGTCAAGTTTCTTTTGTTCTTTCTCGGCATCTTCAGTAGAATCTCCAAACATTCCCATTGCATTGGCAGCCAATCCTAAAGCAACAACTAAGGCTCCAATACCTGTTGTAATTAAAGCTCCTTTTAATGTACTTAAGGCTGCAATTGCTTGAGTTTTTATAGCAGTACCAAATGCAGTAATAGCTGGAATTGCTTCACGTATTCCTTGAACTCCTTGAGCAATAGCCATAGCTGATTGAACTTTGAGCAAAGCTTTTTCAACTTCTTCTGATTCAGCACCAAAAGTTCCCATTATACCTTGCATCAACTCAAATCCAGCAGTAGCACCACCTAATGCACCGCCAAGTTTTTGAGCCATCGTTGTAGCAGCCGCATCAACTGCCTGATCAGTTTGGATCTGTACTTTACGGTAATCTCCTACGGTTTTTAATAAATCTTTATATTCTTGCGTAGCAGTTTGGCCGGCATTAGCCATTTCATACAACCTATCTTCAGCTTCACCCATACGAGTTGTAAGCGGTTGTAGTTCTTCGCCATATCTTTCTGCAAAACTTGCGGCAGTATTAAATTCCTTAGCAACTTCATTTGTTGCTTTAGAAAGGTCGTTCATTGAATCAACCGCACCTTTCGTATCTACGTTTATCTTGACTGTTTTAACCTCTGCCATTTCGCTTGTTTGTTAGTTCTCGTTTTGCTTGTTTCATAGCCTTTCTAAAAGACGTATGTAATTTGTATTTACCTTTTGCAATTTCAATGTATTCTCCTTTACCGGTAAAATCATCTATTTGCAACATTGCTATTAATTCCTTTATCATTGTACGACTATGTTTATTGTTTCTGTTGATGCGCTTCCATCCGTGTATTCATATCTTACTCCAACCGTGAATAAGGTATTTGCTGAGGCAGCTCCTACCGTGATGGTTACGTTTTGGCTTGTACTTATGCTTGTTTGGCTTACTGTAACATCTGAACTTGACGGTGTCAATACTGCTCCTGATGCTCCGTTAGGCAGGTTAATAGCAGTTGCTACTGATCCTCCAGAAGTTGGTACTTGAAAGAACGGTACTTTATTAATCATCGGTCTAAAGTCAAGATATAACGATAGCTGTACTTCTCCGTTGGTTAGGTTTGAGTTCATATCGTTGATGATATAACGCTTGTCCCTAATTATAACTCGGTCATTCAATTTCAATCCAGTCAATAGGCTTACTGGCATTATCGTTTTAACTGTGATTAGCCTTTGTTTAAGGTTGTATAAGTTATAAAGATATGAGAAGTAATACTGAGCAAATAACGTCTGTTGAATAGGTGTTAAAAGCAAGCTGGAAGTTTCGGGTGCAAAGTTGCTTGTAAGGTTCGTGTTATTATAGTACAAGTCCTGACCAAAAGGCGTGTAGTTATTTATCGTAACGTGTGAGCCTACCAATAACTTGAAATCGCAATCTAAATTGTCGTACTGATAAAGCAAGATAGGTTTAGGTGTGTATGGTGCAAACTCATTATTTAAGCAATAGCCAACCTGTAACTCAGTACCTGTAAATTTCTGTTGTAAAATATTCTCGAAAGGTAAATCAATTGTGTACTCTCCACCGTCATACGGATACTGATAAGTCATATCACCATAGCCTCGTGAGTAAACTTGAGTAAACTGTTTGTTTAAGAAGCACTCTGAATCTTGGTACTTGAAACTAATTTTTTTATAAAGCGGCATACGAGCAACGTCAATGCTTTCAATGTCGGTGTATTTAGTTATATCTACAATCGCTCCTTGTCCATACCAATCATCCAAAGGTGCAAGCTCATACGTGTTTTCATCCGTACCTACGCAAACCATATTAAACACCTTGAGGATTCCTGCAAAGAAATCTGCAATCTTCATTTGCGGTGCGTTGGCTGCAAGGTTTTGATTGATAGTCATACTCAAGTTACTGACTGCAATTTGAACGCTATCTGCACCAAGAGCAACACCACTAAAGTACGTTACTGCATACCCAACTGAAAGCGTTAAGTTCACTGCTCCATTCGGGCGTATCTTAAACGAATATGAGGTATCTAATCCAGTCGTGTTATTTACAAACTGAGTGAATATTGTACCAGTTCCAGATGCGCTAATTGAGTTTATTAAGTTACCATCTTGGTACACATCAAGAATATAGGTTGATGAGTTGGATGCTGTGTTTACAGTTACGCCTAAGTTATGCGTAGCAACTCCGTTTATAAACTGAACGCTTATTTCGTTTGTAGTTAAGTTTACTGTGTTTGTAAGGTCGTAAGTTGTAAAGGTAGGAGTTACGCTTGTAAAGTCAAGATCATAGCTACCACCCGTAATTTCAAACTCGCCTTTGTTTTTGTAATATAAGAACAGCTTAGTGAATCTATCATCATCCAAAAAAGTGCCATTGAATGTTACGCCATACTTAGCTTGAATCAAATCAAAGATTGTACGCACTCGAACTGCTGGGAAAAGCTCATTGTATTTAACTGCTCCGCTTGTTGCGTAAATATTATTATCCGAAATTGAAGTAATATCCAGCCAGTTTGGTGTCGTGGCATTAACGTAATTTGATTGATAGTGCCAAATGCGTTTAGAACTGATTAGAGGGTACTTTACGTCATAGGCATTAGTACCGTCTGAAATCCTATCTGCAATTTCTGTACCGTTGTAAACGTGGTTATAATCGGTATAATCCAAGTCAGATAGTAAGTCCTCGCCAAAGTAATCTTTTAAAGTACGACCATCTCCATAGAATGTTACTGAATAGCTTTCTGGTCTTCCGTTTTTTAGGTTCGCCTTTTCAACCTGCAGCTTACCTCGTCTAAAGAAAGTAAAGTCAATCTCAATAAACGAATCTAAACGGATATTATAATCAATCAAAGCGTTTACGTCTGACTGATAAAAGTGTTGTAAGATTCGGTTGTTATGGTCGTTAGCAGGAATGGTAAACGATTGCGAAAAGTCCGTGAACGTCTTAGAAATATCCTGTACGTTTTGAACTGTGCTTGTTACTTGGATTTGCTCATCATCGAAAAGTTCTAATCTTTCAGCAGTTGCTAAATTTCCATACAAGCCACCTAACCCTTCAAGATAGTTCAACATACATTGACCGCTCTCACAAGTGCCTCCGTTTGCAGTTACGTTTGTAAAGAAATTATTTAATACCGAAGTAGTTATGTTTTGATAGCTTGTGGTGCTAACGTATATATGTACTTTTCTATCCATTACATTACTGAGTTGATAGTATCGTATGCGTATTCAAATTCAAGTTGGTAATTGATCATCTTGGTGTTTATGCTTTTGAATAACTCCGTGCTTTTCGTGTTCATCTTAGCAGCCTTACCATCAATCAACATCTTTTCACTAAGCATCATTTGCTGAATGACCTCAGAATATGTTTCATCAACCCAGTCAGTGTTTACTCTGATTGTACGCTTGCCATTAGAGTTGAACACATTGCGTTGGCCTTGTGTCAAAGTGTAATTAGGGTATGTACTCGGTAGCGTGTTATATTCTCTGTTCTCTACGTTAAGATTATCGTAGCTTGCTTTAAAGAACCACTCACGTTGCCAAGCTCCAAACTTGTTAACGAAATCAAGTCGCACTGGCGTGTATTTACATTCCGTCTTTGGGTAAAAATATCCAGTCCAAGTAACCGCACCAACATTATTCAACAATTCAACTTTGTTACCTACGCCAAGAAACGAACTATAAACTCGTGGAAAGTTGCTCACTCGGTTTGGTAATCCAGAGATAGGTAAGTTGTAAACTGAACCAGATGGATTAGTATATCTTAGGAAAGTATTGTTGCTATTTGAAACTGTAATCCAACCAATGTCAGTTGTTCCGTAATAGTAATAAGTCAAAGGAGATAATAAAACCTCAGTTAAAGACGGATTGTAACCATCCTCAAAATAACCAAATCCTTCAAATGCTCTATGCTGTTCAGCAGTTCCTACCTCTACAAATGTATTGGTAACCCTTTTATACTTTCTGATTTGAACTTGACAGTATTGTGTTGTAGTCGTGTTTTGATTGACTGCTGGCGTAGTTTGAATTGTATTGTGATTGATAAACTCACGAATGTATGGCGAAATATCATAGTACGTAGCTGGAGCATTACTTGATGGAATCAGCTTACTTAAAACTTTCTGAGGAGCAGTAGGCACAGCTGTTGTACTTGTACTGTTCCATAGTCTTAATTCAATCTTTGTTTCTACTTGCCCTGCTTCGTTTATTTCAACTATGTATGGGCTTCTTGCAAATATGTTAGCCATTTTCTATATTGTAAAGCGTTTCGTTAAATAATTTTATAGCATCCAATCCGTATTTTTCTACGAGATCCTCCGGTAATTTCTTGTAAGCGTTTTCAAACGGTCTTGTAAAAAATAAACTTGGCTTAATTCCGTTTTTAAATATGAATCTTGACAAAGCAAACTGCAAACCTTTGCGGCTTGTAAATTGCCCTGCGCTATTTCTTGGTGTTAATCCTTTACGAACAATCCACTTATCAAATGCTTTTGGTGGTGGTGGTTCTTGTCTGTATGAAAAAGGAGTGTTATATTTCTTTTTAGTTCCGGATACACCTTTGTCTTGATAGATACCGTAATCTTCCATCCAAAACTCAAGCTCAAAAC